GAGGGCGTTGGGCTTGAGGGCTCCTGACTTGTTCCGGCCCCCGGCAAACACCTCGTCGGGGTTCTCTCCGGCCATGATCTCGGCCGCACGGCGCTTGGATACCCCGGGAGCCATAATCCCCTCGCGCTCCTCGACGGTGTTGGACGTCTTCGGGTTCCGGTGCCACCAGATCCGCTCACCGGGGCCGCCCAGCGGCCGGTGCTCGCGGAGCGCCTCGGCCGCGTCGCGGACGTTCTGGCCCCACGCGGTCTGGGGCGAGTAGGTCGCCAGGAGCCCGGCGGCCTCCTGGGTCGAGACGCCGTACTTCTTCCCGAGCGCCTGGGCCAGCCTGTGAGCGTGGGGGTACCACACCTCACCGGACTCGTGCTCTCCGGCGGTGCCCTGGTTCCACATGTCCACGATGTTCCGGGCCGAGACCGGGTGCCGATCGAGCCAGTCGCGGGTCTCGGAGTTGGTCCAGCGGCCCTTGCGGTCTCGGGGCTCGGCGGGGTCGTAGGCCAAGTCGAGCGCGGACACATCCCAGACGCGGACCGGGAACTTCCGGCCAGCGCGGCGGGCGGCCTCGGCCCGGTGGTGGCCGTCCTGTATGTAGTTCTTGCCACGGGCACGGATCACAAGGCCGGGCGGAATCGTCCATGGCTCGGCCGCTTCATATCTGCGGACCACGTCCTCGAAACGTGTCTCCTGGGTCGGCGTGAGCACAGTCGGGTCAAGGTATTCGGTCGGGGTCACGCCCCACTCGGGCACCTCCCCGGCTTTGGCGGCGACCATCTCGTCGTACGCCTTGGCCCAGCGCCCCTTGCGATCTCGGGGCTCGGCGGGGTCGTAGCGGTGCGCGAGATCCACGTCCGCCGCCGAGGCCCTCATACGGCCCCGGCGCGTCATCGGAGCGCGGCGTGCCGGGCCGCCCCGCCGCCGGAGCCGACGAACCCGACCAGGGGTCCGTCGATCGCCTCCAGAGCGGGCTCGATCAGGTCCTCAGCGCTCACCTGGGACAGGCTCACGTCGCCGCCGGTCTTGGCGTGCACGGCGGCCTTGGTGTGCTTCATCAGCAGAGCCGCCTTCGCGCTCTGCTGCTTGGCGTCGGCCGCCTGGGCTCGGCTGTCGGCCTTGGCCGCCGCCGCCGCCTGCTTGTGTGCCAGTCCGGGCGGCGCACCCGTCTGGACAGCCCTGTGCGCGGCCTGGACAGCCCCTGCGAGCCCTGCCACCGCCTGGCCGGTCGGGGAGGCTCCTCCGGGCGTCTCGGTCAGCGCCTTGGCCTGGGCCTGGGCCGCCGCCGCGTCGAACGACTTCTTGAACTGCTCGCGGGCGTTCTCGCCGTCCAGGCCGAGGTAGGTCGCGACCTGCCCGGCCAACTCGGCGATGAACTGGGTCGGCACCGGGCCTCCCGGCGGCGCGGCCATGGCCTGCTTGAGCAGGTCGACGGCAACCTGCTTGTCGATGTCGTTCAGGGGCTCGAACTTGAGGTACGGCACGGCCGCGTTCGGGCCGAAGTTCCACCGGATCAGCGGGGCGAAGAGTTGCTTGCGGATCTGGTCCTCGATCTCGCGGGCCTTGGCCTCCAGGCTCTGGAGGAAGAAGTCCGAGGCGTCCTTGCTCAGAGCGTAGGAGCCCGCTCCGGCCGTCGCAGCGTGCAGGGTCAGGTCAAGGAAGCCCGCGAGCACGCTCTGGGTGGCGCAGCCGTCAAGCCAGTCGATCGCGGCCTTGAACTGCTCGTGGCCCTTGCCGGACACGTCGAGGGTCGAGATGTCGACGGAGTCGGGCTGTCCCGGCACGCCGATCGGCAGCACGCCGGAGGACTTCATCTGGGCCAGTTGGCGGGCCACGTCGCGGGCCACGCCGGTGTCCCCGGCCTTGACGACGGTCTTGGGCAGCGAGACCGACTGGAGGAACTGGAACCACAGGAGGAGGACCTTCTGCTTGGTCTTCCACGCCCAGTAGGCCACCTCCATGTCCGAGGTTCCGTTCAGCGGGTCGCGTCGGGTGCCGTGGGTGTAGACGAAGGCGCGGTTGGGCGAGATCTGGATCGGCCACTTGTCCAGCGAGCGGATCGCCGGGCCCACGAAGTACGCCTGCTGCTCGAAGCCGAGGTACCGGCCGTTCTTCGGGTCGCGCATCAGGCGGCACGTGGTCTGCGGCCTCCAGGCCACGTCGGCGTAGACGGTCTTGCCCTCGAAGGGCCCGGTGCCCTTGGTGATGACCTTCTCGAAGTAGGTCCGGCGGAAGTAGAACGCGCCGGTGCACAGGCCGATGATCTGGTCCAGCGACGTACGGCAGCCGCCGGAGAACGAGTCGGCCTCCCAGTAGGACTTGAGCCACTCGGTCTCGCCGGTGTCGCCCTTGGCGGGCTGGATGGTGTGCTCGGCTGAGGTGATCGGCAGGGTGAGGACGTTCTCGATCTGCTTGGCCTTGTAGTCCTTGGACAGCATCTCGTGCATGTCACGGGCTTCCCAGTCGGCCAGGTCCGTGACGTACTTGCCGTCCGGGGAGCCACCGAGCATGTTCCACCGGGCGTCCCACCCAAAGGTGGTGCCGTCCTCGACACCGAGCGGGGGCAGGTCGAAGCCGTCGTCAGCGCGGATCGTTTGGATCTTCGCCATGGTCAGATATCCCAGTCATCCCAGTTGGTGGTCGTGGCACCAGAGTAGCCACTACCCCCGATCAGGGACTCCCAGGAATCGTCGGCCACCGGGTCATCGAACCGGGGCGTGAGGCTCCGCACCCGGCCGGGGTCCTGCCGCCGGGGGACCTGGTAGGGGATCGGGTCGTCCACCTGGAAGTCACCGCCGATCCAGAACGCCGCGATCAGCGCGTCGGCGGCGTCGGTCGACCGGCCGATCCGGCGCTTGATGTCGTCCTTGCTCTCGACCTTGATCTTGCCGCCGACGTGATGGACCCACGTGGGGGCGACGAGTTCTTCGACCAGGGCCTCGTCGTCGGGGATCGCGATGTTGGCCCCGAACGCCGGGTCGAGGAGTTCCCGGAGGTTCCACCAGGCCGCCGCCCGGTCGTTGAGGAAGCGGAACTGGCCCAACTTGTCGCGGCGATTGGACTGCCCTGCTGCATTGAAGGGGTGGGCGGTGCCTGCGCACCTGTCCTCGCGCTTGTAGCGGCGCAACAGGTCGTAGACCCCGGAGCCGATCCCGATCACGTCGATGCAGGCCGCCGAGCGGGGCTCCTGGAGCACCCCGGCGGCGCGGTCGGCGATCTCGGTGGTGTCGGTGATCCGCATATGCTCGATCTTGGTCACAAAGTTGCCGTAGCGGTGGGCGAAGCACGTCTCGTCGTCGCCGGAGCGAGCCACGTCCACCCCGAGGATGAAGTCCCCGGCGACGTGGGTGGTCCGGCCTCGGTTGTCGCGGAGGTCGTGCCACCGCTCGATCGCTCGCTGGACCCATCCCAGCGGGATGACACCCTCGGTGGCCGAGGTCGGGAAGAGCCCGCGCACCTTGGCCGTGAAGAGCGCGGAGCCCGCACACGCCGTGCGAACCTTCTCGACCAGTTGCGGCCACGTCAGGGTCGCCACCAGTTGCGGGCCGACGTTGGCCCACCGCGAGATCCGCTCCTCGATCCACTGCTCGTTGATCAGCATCGGGCGGAGCCCGTCCGGTACCTCCTCGGTGGAGTACGGGATGCCCTCGGCCTCCATCAGGGCGGCCAAGAGAGGGTACTTCGGCTGGGTCGGGTCGGGGCCGATGATCCGCTCTTCGGTCATGTTGGGGGACCGGAGCCCGTCGAGGTGGATGGTGTTCCAGCCCGACCCGGGCTGGCAAACGTGGGCGAAGTGGCTTGCCGGGTCGTCGGGGTTGCCGATCGCGAGCACTCGGGCGTTCTCGTTGGTGGCCAGCGCGTCGACCGCGTCGTAGAGGTGCTGGGCCACGCCGCACGCCTCGTCAATGACCACGAGCACGTACTCGGCGTGGATGCCCTGGAAGGCCGACTGCTCGTAGTCGGCGGGCTTGCGGCCGTAGCCGACCAACTCCCCGTCGAGGTACCACTGGGGGTACCCGGCTCGGTTGATCTTGCCGGGCAGGTCGGCCTTCTTGTGGATCTTGCCGACCTCGCGCCACATGATCGCCGAGACCTGGGCGGCCGAAGGGGCGGTCGAGACGACGAAGGCCGAGCCCGGCGGGTGGGTGGCGATCCACCACGCGATGATCCGCGAGGCGATGAAGGACTTCCCGAGGTCGTGGGCGGAGTGCACGGCGGTGTAGCGGTTGTCGCGGACCGACTCCATGATCGCGGCCTGCTGGGACCACACGTCCTCGCCCTGGTCCTTGAGCCAGAGCACCGGCTGCTTGAGGAAGACCGCCTCGTCGGCCGACCACCGTTGGCCGATCAGAGCGAGGACCTCGGCCAGGTCGTCGCTCGGGTTCGAGAGAGGTGCGCCCATCATGGGTCCAGCGTACAGAGATGGTCTTCCAGGCATGGCAACACCCCCGAGCGGGGCCCCTCAACCCTGGCTCGGGGGTGTTGCGGACGGGGTGGCGCAGGTCTGCCTCCGCGCGTTGGACCGCGCGGTCATGGGCAGCCTTCGGGTAGGAAGTCAGGCCCCGTTGACGCCGTGGTCTCCCGTCCTCGCAGGCGCGTGTAAACGCGCCGTCACATGTAAGCGGCCCCGAGGTCCTTCTCGACCCGAGGGTCGAGCGGCGGACGCTTGGAGTGGGTCTGGTGCACGTGGTGGTCGTGATCGCCGTTCGCGTGGACGATCTGGTGCTCCAGCCCGACCTTCGCGGCCTCCTCGGCGACGACGGTCTCGATGTCGCCTTCTCCGGCCTGCATCCGAGCCTGCACGGCCGCCTCGAACGACTTGACCTTCTGCTGGACCTCCTCGGGCATCGAGTCGGTGATGTAGGTCTCCATCAGGTTGTGGATCAGGCGGAAGGTCATCGAGACCTTCGCGTCCTGCCGATCCTTGAAGCCCGCCTTGCCGCGCTCCAGAGCGACGACCCGGCCCGCGACCTGGGCCAGCGTGCCCATCGCCGCGATGTCGGGGCTCCCGCCGTGCTTCTCGGCGAGCGCCTCGATGCCCAGGCAGATCCGGTAGAGGCACTCCTCGATCAGGAGTGAGCCCTGGTCGGTGTTCAGGGCCTCGACGTGGTCCCAGACCGCGTCCATCGCCTTGCGCACGGCCGGGGACGTGTCAGGGTCGTACTCGTCGGGGTCGGTCTCGGGGGTGTGCTCGCTCATGCGGGTGTCTCGCTTTCCGGGTTGGGGTGGGTGTAGTTGTAGCAGGCGCTACAGGGTCCGTCGCACCTCGGGCAGTACCACCATATGCCGTTGGGCTTGTCGATCTCGTGGGCATGGGCTCGCATCGCCATGCCGCACGGCTGGGCCTTCTCGAAGATCGCGAGCCGAGGAAACCGGCGGAGGAACTCGCCCTCCGGCGGCAGGTCATTGTGGCAGAAGGGCGTCCCGTAGGAGTCGTTGCGGCTCATGTCGCCCTCGCTGGGCGGATGATCCGGACCGGGCCGGAGCGGGAGGCCCACTCGGCGTCCTCGGCCTCGCGGACCTCTTTCGGGACGTTCCAGTACCGGGTCCAGAAGTCCGCGTAGACGGCCTTGTCCTCGGTCGAGTCCAGCACGATGCCGTCCTCGATCTGGTAGGGCTGCTCGGGGTGGAGACGGGGGTCAGCGGTCGCGAACCTCATGCCGCCACCTCCCCGATGCCGGAGCACAGGGTGCAGATGTAGGCCCACTCGTCCTGGGGGTCGTCGGCGGCCACCTCGATCTCGCCGGTGCCCTGGCACCGAGGACAGGTCGTGACCCCGGACGCTTCCATGAAGCGGCCCCGGTCAAAGTTGGGGTTGGTCTCGGCGAAGTAGTCCGCCTGCTCGTGGGCGACATTCGCGCGGATCGCGATGTCGGGGATGCGAGCGGTGATCGCCGCGAGGGCGACATGAGCCGCAACGACTCCGGTTGGCATGAGGGTTCGATTCCTTTCGTCGGTGGGTCTCTCCCACTGGCCCCAACCTAGCCGATCCGGAAGGCTGCACCACCACTTTGGTGTGGGTTTCTCGGGCCCGCCACCTTGCTCTCCACGCGGGACGCTTGAACGTCGGTGTCTCCCGGTGCGGCAAGGCGGCGGGCATGGGTCGAGCCTACTACTGGCGCACCCGCGAGTCGGCCTTAAGATTCTGGAAGGCGGTCATCCGCGTGGTGTTCGGCACCAGGGGCTCACCCTTGCCACCGGTCTGGGAGTTGAACTCCAGGGCGTACTTGACGTTGGGCGTGGTCAGGATCGTGTTGCCGATCGCGTTCATCGAGGCCGCCGTGTACGCCGAAAACTCCCCGATGATCAGGGGCTTGTTGGCGTCGCCCATCGAGGAGAGGTAGTTGAGCAGGGTCGGCATCCGGGTCGACAGGTCGTTGTTGCCCGGCGAGGCGTTGGTGCCGGACTGGTAGGAGTCGATCCCGAAGTAGGTGAGCATGGCGAACACGTCGGGGGCCATGTAGGCGGTGAAGCGCGAGTCGAGGTTGTCCAGCAGCCAGCCGTGCAGGATGCAGAACGTCGACAGGTTCGACTTGGCGTTCAGGATCGGCAGGACCTGCCGCTGGATCGCCAGGAACTCCGGCCCGGACATGTCATCGAAGGGCTCGTGCCAGCAGGCCACCAAGATCGGCACGCCGAGCGCCTGGAGTTGGTTGGCCGCCGCCTGGACCCACTGGTTGTAGTCCCCGTTTCCGGCCTTCGCGATGGTGCCCGACCCGAACTTGAACGACACGCACGGTGTCATCCCGGCCGCGATCGCGTCCTGGATCAGGCTCATGTTCGAGATCCCGTTGGCGGACACGTCAGCGTAGATCCGCCGGGCCGTGATGCCCGGGCGGCCGACCTCGGCCAGCCGCTGGTCCCAGAGGCTGGCGGGCGAGGACATGCCGACGATCTTCGTCGGGCCCGTGCCCCCGTTCACCGTGAACGACGCGGTGGCGGTGTACGGCGTCCCGTCGAAGGTCGCGTGCCCGGTGACGGTGTGAGCGGCCATGGCGCTCAGGAAGCCGGGGCCGTGGCGGTCCAGACCTTGGGGTCGGCCGTGGCCGCGTAGGTCATCCCCGGCGCGGTCGGAGCCTGGAACGTGGTCTGGTGGGTGAGGTGCATGACCTCGGTGTCGTTGTACGTCACGCCGTCGAGCGTCGCGGTGCCGGTGGTGGTGATGTCGCGGTCGGCGGGAGCGCCCTGAAAGGCGTACGTGGCGGTCACAGTCGAGCCCGGAGCCGGGTTGGCCGGGGTCACAGTCAGCACAAGGGAGGTCGTCATAAGGCCAGCCTAGCACCGTCACATCTCGGTGCCCCACTGCTCGAAGGTGTTCGGCATGATCGCGAAGACCAGGTTGGCGGTCGCCCCGGCCGTGCCGATGGTCGCCGTCGTGGTACCGGTCGCCCCGGCGGTCGCCCGGGTGCCGGTGGCCACCATGACACCGCCGCCGTTGCCGTTGGCCGTAAACGCCTGGTTCTGGACCGTGAAGCCGGTTAGGGTGCTGTTGGTGATCGCCGAGTAGTTGTCGGTGGCGATGTCGGTCTGGTTGGCCGAGCAGACGAGCACCAGGCGGTCCTCACCGAGCGTCGTGCCGCCGGTGGCCGACATGTTCGAGCCCGAGGCGTTGCCGGAGCCCACCGGGGCGAAGTCGAGCGCCCCGGCGTTACCGAGCACGAGCATGAAGCCCACCTGGTGGTCGGAGACGCCCGCGATCTGCGGGGCCGACTCGCCACCGAGGAAGTCGCAGCGCATAATGCTGAGTGAGGTCACGTTCGAGCCCTGGGCTCGGGGTGAGTTGGTGATGTGGGGCCACCCGGTGGGGGCGGTGACGCCACCGGTGAGGTTGGTCTCCACGATCAGCAGGCCGGTGTCGCCCTGGGTCGCGGTGTAGCCGCTGGGGAAGGGGTAGGTGGTCGCGCCGGTCAGCCCGGCGGTGTCCGCGCCTTGCCCGATGACGAAGGGGGCGGACATGGCTCAGGCCGTCCGGCGCAGGCGGATCGAGAAGGTCAGGTTGGCCCCGGCCACCGTCGAGCCGATCTGGTCCACGTCGACCGTGATGTAGTCGCCGGTGGTCACCGAGGTCACGTCCGGGGTGCCTTGGGTCGAGGTGTTGGTTGAGACCGCGATCGTGGGCCGGTTGGCCTGGGTGGTGAAGATCGTCGTACCGTTCTTGTTCACGTCGAGGATGACCGCAGCGCCGGTCGGGGCGGTGTTGACCATCGCCGACATGCTGACGACCGAGAACGTGCCGCCATGGATGGGCAGCCGGAGCACGCCGGTGGAGGTCGCTAGCGTCCCGGTCTTGGAGAAGGTCAGGTTCTCCAGGGACCGGTCGAGCGCCATGACGGTGCCCGCCGAGTCCTCGTCGTACCACCCGTCGCTCTTGGGGAAGAGCAGGCGGGAGCCGCTCGGAGGAGCCGAGGGGTTCGAGCCCTGCACGAGGACCTGGAAGACGGCGCGGACGATACTCAGCGCAGCCATGAGGGCCTCCGATCAGCCGTGGACGACGATGCGGTAGTCCGAAGCGGCCGGGGCCGCTCCCCAGTCCACGGTGATCGTGCCGGACGCCTTGGAGACCCCGGCGTACACGTCGTTACCCGAGGAGTCCCAGATCCGGTAGACCAGGTCGTCGGTGCCCAGGGAGTGAGTGAAGGTCTGGGGGTTGGTCGTGACCACGCAGTTGGCCGCGTACTTCTTGACCACCACGGTGAAGTCGTTGGTCAGGCCCGAGCCCGAGACGCTCATGCCCGAGCCGCCTGCCAGCAGGATCGAGAAGGTCGTGGTGCCGGTCAGGCCGTTGCCCGCCGTGATCGAGGTGCCGCCGCCGAACTGGACCCAGGTCTGGCCCGTGGTGCCGACCGTGGTGACCGTCGCGGTCTGTGTAAACGCCTTGTCGGCGTTGGTCGTGCCGTTGGAGACGAAGACCGTCGCGTTCTCCAACTCGGTCGTCGCGTCGGCGTCGACCGCGCGGGTCGGGGCTCCGGCGGCGTTAACGGTGTAGATGCCGTTCTCCGAAGCCGTGGTCTGGTCCTTGAGCAGGATGCGGTCGCCGGTGGCCAGCGTGACGCCGTCGATGGTCTGGCCGTTCGCGTAGGCGGTGGACAGCGCGCCGTTGGTCGTGGTCGCGGCTCGGACCTCGTCCTTCCAGGACAGGCCACGGACCATGGCCTGGAGTTGCTGGAGGGTGACCGCGTCGGTGGCGGCCGTGCCGTCCGCGAGGTTGGTCAGCCGGGCGTTGTTGAACGAGGCTCCAACGCGGAAGACGGGCGCAGCCATGGTGCTCTCCTCAGAGGATGTAGGCGTCCCCGGCGGTCGGGGTCGGCCAGGTCAGGACGACGGTGTTGGCGTCGGGGTACGTGGTATCAGTGTAGACCGGGCTCGTCGGCGAGTCGCTCGGCAGGAGCACCACGGGCGGGTAGGTGCCCAGACCGTGGTTCAGCGTCCAGGTCGCGGCCGGGGTCGAGAAGACGAAGTGCTGAGGCGGCGCGGCCGGGGGTCCGGCAGGCCCGGTCGGGCCAACGTAGGAGGGGACGCCCTGGTTGACCGAGACCGGCCGGAGGTCCTTGAGGTCGTGCGTTCCGGCGGCCGGGGAGATGTGGAACAACTGCCCGTTGGTGAACTTCTCCTGCACGGTGAAGGTCCAGCCCGTGGGGTTACCCGAGACGTTGTCGGGAAGCGCGATGGGGGTGATGACCGAGTTGACCACGGGGGTGATGTAGCGGGTCTTGATCAGGGTCGAGTCGGGCAGGACCACCGCAGCCACGTCGGGGACGAAGTGGAGTTCCCCGTTCACCGGGGTGGCCCCGGTGTAGGTGCCTTGGATCGTGCAGGTCATGGGCCAAGAGTAGCGGTCCGCACGCTCAGGCCCTTGAGGTCAGAATCCCCACCACCAGGAGGTGGTCGGAGTGCGGCAGCGCCGGGTCGTTGGGCACGGTGTGGATCGAGCCGTGGAGGTTGCGGATGACGGCGAAGTCGATCTCGCCGTGGCCCGTGCTCACGCCGGGGTGAATGATGCGCCCGCCGATCCTCTTGGCCAGCCGGGCGGCGGAGTTGAAGCCCAGCGCCTCCGGGGTGGTATTCCAGTCGCCGAGGAAGCACAGGAGTGAGTTGCGGTGCCGCGAGGCGATCAGGCGCAGTCGCTTGACGTAGCGGTGGAAGGCGATCCGACGCCGAACCGGTCCGAGGAAGTGCCGCCCGCCCTTGCCCGGCGTCCAGGCTCCCACCGGGGCGTGGACGACCACGAAGACCATCTTCTCCTCGCCGGGCTTGCCGACGTGGACCACGAGCGGGTCCTCGGAGCGCCGCAGTTGGCCGTCTGTTGAGAAGTACGTAGCGGGCATCGGGACCGAGTGGTAGCGGCCGACCTCCAGCCCGTGGCGTACAAGTAGGGCCTGGTTGATCACGTTCTCGGGCCCGGTGATGTAGATCAGGCTGTGCCCGGCTGCCCGCGCCATACGGTCCAGTGCATGAACGTAGTCGGCGACCTCGGTCAGCGCGAGCACGTCGAGGCGAAGGTCCTCGAAGCGCCGCAGGATCATGTTCGCGTGCTGGGTCGTGGGGTGGCCGCGCTGGACGTTGTACGCGCCGAAACGAAGATGGGTCATACCGACAGCGTAGTGCAGCAGACCAACGACCGGTAGCGGCTCCGAGGAGCCGAGTTCGGCGCTCACCTCATGCCCTGGAGTACCAGGTCGGGGACCGGCGGACTGTCCA